ATTAGATCAGACATTTGAATTTCTAAAATCTTATCCTGAGACTGCTCATTATGGTATGGCAGTCATTCAAGGATCATCACCTGAAGAGATGATTGAATGTTATCAAGAGTTCAGAGACTTTAGAATCAAATCAGGTTTATTTCCAAATACTCCAGAAGGTGTTGATCAAATCTATATGATTGGTATTCCTTTCGTATATTCTTGGGCTGAGAAAGATCCTATTGTTCAGGCAAATGAAAGAATCAAATTGCTTCGCCGATTGCATGAATCCAGAGTGATTGATAAGAATCGCAAGCATCATCTACTTGGAACTTGGTGGGCTGGTGAATTTGCTTATTACAAAGAATATGATTGGGTCTATTCTATTGACACCTCTAATCCTGTAATGGCAGCAATTGATGGTAACAAATATTCAAATGCTGGTGTCATTGGTAAACCACAAGCAACATTTGATAAAGTATATCACATGAAAAAGAGTGATATAGATATGGATTTGTTATATTATAATGTTAATATGTTTAAGGAAATTGTAAATGGCTGACAAGATTAATCCTGATCATTATAAAGGTAATAAGACTGGTATTCAGGCTATTGATATTATTGAAATCTTTGAATTGAATTTCTCTCGTGGCAATGCTGTAAAGTATATTCTTAGAGCAGGTCGTAAGGGTGAACAAGGATATGATGCTCTGACAAAAGAGATTGAAGATCTCAAGAAGGCTGATTGGTATATCAATAGAGAGATTGAAAGATTGACAGGGGTTCGTGATGGATCTAAGTAAGGCTTTAGCAACACTTCCAGAAACCACACATAACGTAGTATCTGTTCTCTCTGGTGGATTAGATTCTACTATCATGACATATATTCTTGTTCATAAGTATGGTAAAGAAAGAGTCTTTGCTCTATCATATAATTATGGGCAGAAACAAAAAGTAGAATTAGATATGGCTGCCAAGACCTGTGAGCATCTTGGTATTGCACATAAGATTCTTGATCTTGGTATTCTCGGTGAGATTGTAAAGAATGTTTCTGCTAATATTGGTGGAACTGATGTTGCAATGCCAACAATCAAAGATGTTCTTGGTGATCCACAGCCTAAAACTTATGTTCCTTTTCGTAATATGATCTTGAATGCCTTGGCTTTTTCATTTGCAGAAGCTAACAAAGCCTCACACGTCTTTACAGGTTTGCAGGTTCATGATGAATATGGTTATTGGGATACGACACAAAAATTTGTAGATTGTATGAATGCCGTTGCAGATCAAAATAGAACACACAAAGTAAAATTGGAAGCACCATTTAGTTTACTTTCTAAGTATGAAGAAATTTTAATTGCCCAGGAGTTAGGAAATGTCAAGCTTGAACACACTCTTACTTGTTATGATCCTGATGCAGATGGAAAATCCTGCGGTGTTTGCCCCTCGTGTTCGGAGCGTATACAGAATTTTATTAGAGCTGGCATTCCTGACCCTATTAGCTATCGTGTCAATATCGATTGGGATAGATTTATATAATGTGCTCTATCTTTGGATCGTTCAGTAAAAATAAAATAGTAGAACTTGCTGAGCTCAACAAATATAGAGGTCAACATTCTTATTCTTATTCGTATTATAATCCTGAAGATAATTCAATTCAGGTTACGAGAGGTCTTGGTGAAATTCCTCTGGATGATATCAAAATACCTGAAGGATTCTATTGCATTGCACACATGCAAGCACCAACCACTGAGAACAAAGATATAAATTCTGTTCATCCTGCCCAGATTGGAAGTTCATATCTTTGGCATAATGGTATTATCAAAAACAAATGGGTTGAAAAAAGAAAACAACTCATTGAAGTTAATGAAGGACCAGGTCGTTATAACTCCTGGGATACATATTTAATTCTTAAACAATATGTGGAAGAAGGTCATCTTAGGGATATTGATGGAACCTTTTCTTGTGTCTACTATAGTCAGATGGAAGGCCTACAGTTGTTTCGTAATATTATATCTCCCTTGTTCTTTGATGATAATTATAATATATCATCAACAAAATTTGCAGAATCAAAACCATTGACACCAAATATTATCTGGACTTTTAATCCTGGTGAAGGTATGATATATGATGGTGATTTCAATACTGTCGAAAACCCTTATTATGGATTAGATCTATGAGTATGTTACACATTTCTTCAAAGAAGACTAAGTCTTCTCTTACCAATGTCAAGGATGTAGATGTTCAGCCAAATGCTGTTGATCTTCGTCTTGATAAAGTATTTGCTATTAAGCAAGTTCTCTTTACTATTGGAGAAGATGAAAACGGTAAAGAAACCAAATTGCATCGTGGATCACAAGAGATGCATCCAGATAAAGATGGATTCTTTTATCTAAATCCTGGTTCATATGAAGTTGTCATGGAGAACATAATCAATGTCGGAGAAGGGGAAGCTGGGTGGGTCATCACGAGATCTACGCTTAATCGTAATGGTATATACATCACTTCTGGTCTATATGATTCTGGCTATCATGGTGTTATGGCTGGTGCTCTTCACGTGAGAGATGCTCCCGCAAAGATTAAAAAAGGAACTCGTGTTGGACAATTCCTTTTGTTTAAATCAGAATCACTAAAGAAGTATGATGGTGATTATGGTATCGGTAAGACACATGATCAAAAGTATACTTAATTATCTTAGGTGGTCAAATCTCTCAATTATGTTTATTCTTAATCCTGTAAGCTGGGGTTTAGATTTTGATTATAGGAGACCTGATGATTTTAACCCTAAGATGCATCAGTTAATTATTAGACTATTAATGTTTAGAATTGAATTCATCGTTGATGATGGTTCGTGGTAATAATAAGGATAATAAAAAATGGAAATTAAAATTAATATGGAAGAATTGAGAAAGCGCAAATTGTTTGTGGCTACTCCAATGTATGGTGGCAATTGTAGTGGAATGTATACAAGAGCTATTGCAGACCTTACTGCTATGTGTGTTCGTTATGGAATTGAAATTCGCTCATACTTCTTGTTCAATGAATCGTTGATTACTCGAGCCCGTAACTATTGTGTTGATGAGTTCTTGCGTTCTAATGCAGATCATCTTTTGTTTATCGATTCTGATATTGGTTTCAATCCTCAAGATGTTATTGCTATGATGGCATTACAGACACCTGAATCAGAATATGATGTTATTGCTGGTCCCTATCCAAAGAAATGTATTACTTGGGAAAAGATTCTAGCGGCTGTAAACAAAGGTGTTGCAGATCAGGATCCAAATGTTCTTGAAGATTTTGTTGGTGACTTTGTATTTAATCCTGTTGTCAGTAAGGAAGTTACCTCAATCAGATTAGATGAACCTGCACAAGTACTTGAAACTGGTACAGGGTTCATGATGATTCGTCGCAGTACATTTGATAAGTATAAAGAAGCTTATCCTGAAATCATGTATCGTCCTGATCATGTTCGTACAGAAGCATTTGATGGTTCTCGTGAAATTGGAATGTATTTTCAATCAGAAAAAGATGAATATAATCCATCAAAAGACTATGCTAACATTGTGAAGAAAATTGCAGCAGGAGAATCTGTATCAGCAGATGAAGCACAAAATACTCTTACAAATGCACAGACACTTATTAAGTCTTCTACAAAACGTTATCTCTCGGAAGATTATCTATTCTGTCAAAATGCTCGCAAGGCTGGTATGAAGATTTGGCTTTGTCCCTGGATGCATCTACAGCACGCTGGTACATATGTATTTGCTGGCAAGCTTCCAGCTCTTGCATCGATTGGTGCAGCTGCAACTGCAGATGCTGAACTCCTCAAGAAATTTAAATTCAATCCAAATCAAAAGGGAGCTCAGATAGCTGCTGCGCCAGCACCTGCACCCATTGATCCTGAGGTATTGAAAAAATTCAAAATTAAATCTTGATAGGATATTTTTGTTATGAAATTAAGTGAAAACACTATTAACATTCTCAAGAATTTTGCTTCTATTAATCCTTCATTGTTAGTCAATCCAGGTGATAATTTGACTACCATGTCGGTTAATAAATCAATTTATGCATCAGCATCTGTTGAAGAAACATTTCCAAGTAGATTTGCAATCTACGAAATGTCAAAATTTCTTGGTGTAATTTCTTTGTTTAAAGATCCTGAATTTGTGTTTGGTGACAAGCAAGTTAAAATTGAATCCGGAAGGCAAACTGTAAATTATACTTACACTGATCCTTCTATGATTGTTGCACCTGATCCAAATAAAGGTATCAATTTTCCTGCAGCTGATATTGAGTTCTCCATTTCTCAAGAAGAATTGCAAAAGGTAGTCCGAGCTACCGCTGTTCTTCAGTTGCCGGATATAGCAGTGATTGGCAATGGCGAAACCATTACAGTCACTGCAACCAATTCAAAAAATCCAACAACAGATATCTTTGGTATTGAAGTTGGTGAGACAGACAAAACATTTTCTATGTATTTTGATGTTTCAGATATTATTAAGTTGATTTCTGGCAACTATGAGGTTAAGATATCATCTAAGGGTCTTTCACAATGGAAGACCTCCAATGTTCTTTATTATGTAGCTACAAAGGCAAACAGCTCTTTTAGTAGCAATTGAGGTAGATGATGGATGAATTTCTCTGGGTCGAAAAGTATCGACCAAAAACAATCAATGATTGTATTCTACCTGAAGGTCTCAAGCAGACCTTCAGCTCTTTTATAGATAGTGGAAACATACCCAATTTATTACTTTCTGGTCCTGCTGGTGTTGGTAAGACAACAGTAGCAAAGGCTATGTTAGAACAGATTGGGGCTGACTATATTGTAATTAACGGATCTATGAATGGTAACATCGACACGCTACGCAACGACATCCAACAGTTCGCGTCAACAATATCGTTTACTGGAGGAAGGAAGTATGTCATCCTCGACGAAGCCGACTACCTTAATGCCAACTCTACACAGCCAGCTCTACGCAATTTCATGGAAGAGTTCTCAAGGAACTGCGGCTTCATACTTACGTGTAACTTCAAGCACCGCATCATTGAACCACTACACTCACGTTGCTCCGTGGTTGACTTCAAAATTTCCAAAGACGATCTACCTAGACTTGCAGTACAATTCTTTAAAAGAACAGTGGGAATATTATCTGCGGAAGGGGTAGAATTTGATAAAGCTGTTGTTGCTGAGCTTATTAATAAGCATGTGCCTGATTGGCGTCGTGTGCTTAATGAACTACAAAGATATTCAGTAAACGGTAAGATTGATTCAGGTATCTTTGTCAATCTTTCAGATGAAAATCTAAAGACACTCATTGGTTATATTAAAGCAAAGAATTTTAGTGATACACGTAAATGGGTGGGTGAGAACTCAGATACAGATTCTACACAATTGTTTAGGAAATTTTATGATCAGGCCTATAATTATGTTAAACCTGCTAGTATACCTGAATTGGTTGTGCTTATTGCCAAGTATCAATATCAGGCAGCATTTGTTGCTGATCCAGAAATTAATACAGCAGCCTTTTTAACCGAAGTTATGGTATCGGTAGAATTTCTATGAACCCATTTGATTATGTCAATGCTATCAATACCACTAAGAAGGATTTAATTAGAAATAGTGAAAACCCAGATTTGGCTGAAAAGGACTACAAACCTTTTTTAGTCAATAGATCTCTGTCCTATTTTGTAGACACTATCCTACATGCAAATGAAATAAACATGCAAAATCATGTGGATTCTATACTACAAAATGATTATTACCTAAATAGTATAAGGATTTCTAAAAGATTTTCAAAATGGGCTAAACCTGTTGAGAGTTCTGATATAGAAAGTATCCAAGAATACTATAATGTTAATTATAACAGAGCTCTTGAAATCAGTAAAATACTGACTAAGGAGCAAACTGACCTTATAAAAACAAGAATAATAAAAGGTGGTAGAGATCATGTTCAACATAAACCAGCTGGTGGAAGTGAGGCTCAAGAACGCTGAAGATTTCCTAAAAGTAAGAGAAACA